TATAAATCAGTTGTAGTCGTATCAGTCGTAGTAACAGTAGTTATGGTGTCGGTGACAGTCTGCGTGGATGTTTCATACCAGTAGCCATCCGCTGCGCGTGCGAGTATGGCTGCTCCAGGTGTGCCATAACTTGTTTGGGTGAATCTTTCCACTTCTTCGTATTCTTCAATTTCTGTTTCTTCTTCTAGGTATTCATCGTATTCTTCCAACTCTCCTTCTTCTTCAAATTCTTCTTCGTCCTCGTAATAGAAATATTCTTCTTCATCTTCTTCTTCTATTGGTGCTTCTTCAGTCCAATCATCGTCGCATCCTTCACATTCTTCATAATCATCAATTGGGTCTTCTTCACCTTCTTCCATCTCAAATGGTGGTGGTGTTTCTTCGGGCCACTCATCTTCCCATTCATCAAATTCTTCAAAATCTTCTTCAAATTCTTCCATCTCTTCCAGGTACCATTCTTCGTCTTCCCAGTCTTCGATCCATTCTTCTTCGGGTACCCATTCGTCGTCTATAAACCAATCATCTGGATCTTCAACATCTGCGTAATATTCGTCTTCGTAATACTCTTCGTAGTATTCATCGTCGTAGTCAATCTCATCCCATTGCTCGTCTTCCCAGTACTCGTCATCGACCAGTAAGAGGACTTCGGTGAGGTCTACTAATTCTTCATCTCCCTCCCATTCAACTTCCCAAATTATGAGTTCTTCTATTTCCTCAACGTATGAGGCTCCAAGAACTTCATCTAGAGTTCCTGTGGCAACTGCCTGATAGTACTCGGCATCAGATGCCACCCATGCTTCAATCTCTTCTTCTTCTTGAAAAAGTTCTCCTGTTTCTTCGTCATAGGAGATTTCTATAATTAAAGGCAAAGGTTCTGGCTCTAGGGGATCATCTGGGTCTAGGGGGTCATCTTCTTCGACAAGGTATGCCTCTATATCAACGTCCAATTCGGCTAGGACAAAACCTTGCTCGTCTTGTATTTCAATTTCTAATTCTGCTGCGCCTTCTATGCTGTCATCTATTTCAAGTTCAAACTCTTGACCTTCATCGAGTTCTATTTCAACTTCTAGTGCGTCAATAGCGACCGCTACTGTTGCGTCTTCTACTTCAGCAATTTCTAGTTTCTCTTCAGAGAAAGCGATAAGCGATTCTTGTTCTTCTGGCTCTTCGCCCTCTTCAAGTATTTCTTCTTCTTGTATCGTTGCTTCGATCTGGACTGACTTCTCTTCATTCAAAAGAAGTAGCGAGTATTGCTGTTTGTCGTCTTCTTCAGATGTAGACTCTTCAGTATCCTGCTTCGGTGTAGTTGACCCCTCTCCTACATTCGGAGCAGGAATTTTTATTTCTTCAACATCGGCGTCAAATGATTTAACTCCTGGTGGAAGGAATACAAGAACTGGATCTGATGTAGTTGGTCCAGATATGAGGTAGCGGTATGTTGCGCCTGGTATTTCGTTTACAAATTGTCCGTCGAAGTATCCGAGTCGTTGTCCGTTGTCGGTTACAACCTGTATAGACATTTGCTTAGATCCTGATGAGGCAACAGTCAGCATTGTGGCTGAGTCGCCGCCTTCTTCTTGTGGGCAGAACCCACATGTGAATGGGCCATTCCTGGAAACCATCGGAGTTAACTCCATCGTTCCCGTGCTGCCACCCCACGCACTCGCTTGTTCGGTTGGGTTTGTGGCCGCTAAAGCGTATGTCCACCCGTCACCGTTTACGTCTATCCAGCGTTCTGAATTTGGCCAGTTGCTGTCATAGATGTAAATGCGATATCCACCTTGTACTTCTTCTACTCGGTAAGGGGTTACAGCGTGCCCTCCCTCACTTGAGTAAATCCCAATTGTGTACCCTGTTGAGGCATCGCCCCTCTCCGCTGCTTCAAAGTCCCGTAACAATATCTCTGCTAATTGGGCTGGGTGCTTCTCTAAGTATGTTGATGCTTCAGCCTGGACTTCCGTGGCGAATTGTGTGACATACCAGTATGCAAGTTCAGAGAGAAGCGCTGGGTCTTCCTTGACAAGCGCTGAGACATTATCAACCTCCTGGAATGAAGCCAGTGTTGTCGGGTCGTTCGCTAGCCTCAAACTCAGCACCGCTAAGCCTTCGCATAGCCCGCCTTGCATTGACTTGTTGGCTTGCGATATGAGTTGCAAGATAACTGGGTATGGTGTGCATTGGTTATCGGTTACGTTTGAGCAAACTTGACTGTCCCCGTAAAGGCGACGTGACATGTTTACCGTTAAGTCTGCGGGTGCTGTCCCGCCTTGGAAATTTTCAAATGAGAAAGAATCGGTCTCTGGTCTGAATAGTAAGGAAAAATCTTTCAGCGGCTCTGCCGGATCTTGAACGATCTCAACTGTCGGCGCAGGGGCTTCTTCGAGGATTACTTCTTCCTCTGCTCCTTTGTCCCCTGATGAGCATCCGGCTAATACAAGTAACCCTGCGGTTAGCCAAGTTATGAATTTTTTCATCTACTCCGTTTGCGTTTCCTTTGGTACCAAACGAGTACCCCGATGGCTACGATCAAGCAGGCTCCGACAATCATAACTGTCATGGAACCGCCTGGCGCTCCCGCCATATCTAATGAAAAGTTTTTTTGACCTCCTCCAAGCAAATCGTTCTCTGCTTTGAGGTCAGCTACTGCTGTTGTTAATTGATCTACTTGATATTGAAGTGCTGCTTCTTCGTTACTTGATTCCCAAAGGAAACCAAATGACCCCGCTATCGCAGCGGGCAATCCAAGCACCCAAGCAATGTTGTCTTTGATTTTGTCAAAGAGGCTTAGGCTTTCTTCTATTTTGTCTTTGCCCGTCTTCAGTTTCGTTTCAGCATTGTCAAATGCTTGACGGATATTCCCTAAGGCTTCCGCAAATATTTCTGCGTCTGATTTTTCATTCGCCATTTTCCAAAATCTGCCCCTCTTGTATATTGATTTGTTGGAGTGCTTCTAACTGGTCATTTATATAAGCCAATGCAGCGGTAATATCATCAATTATAACTGTTTTCTTATCTGTAAGTAAATCTAAGTAAGTCATATAAAAACTATGGCACTTGTTTTGGGATAGGTGGGGAAGGCTATGGGCAATGTTGCAATTTGAAATTCGACTTGTAGAGTGACGTGACACGATTTATTTGGAGATGATATGAAAGACAAAAAAGTTCACAAGCTACCAGTTAAGGAACCAAGGACTGGAGAGTTCTGGACATGGCTTGAAGATCTAAACCCAGAAGCGCTTCTCTTTGATGGTCCAGAAGGATACGCATTTGATAGAGCAATTATCGGGGTTGCTACAAGAATAGGAATGACTCCTGTAGTGGCATACGAAGATGTAAAGCTAGTAGAAGTCTTAGTAGATGAAGGCTGGGATTACACTGACGCCGTTGAGTGGGTAGAAATAAACACTAAAGGATCATATCTTGGTGAGAACACTCCCATAATAATCGAGTTGCATGAACGATCACCTTTTGCAGATGAGGCGAAATGAGTTTTAGAGCCAGCCCAGAGACACCGTACACAACCGCATATAAAAGAAGTACGTTAAACAACGACCTTTCAACAACTTGGATGGAGAATGGAGAATGTCGTAGATATTCAACAGATTTGAGTTCCAGAAAACGTTTGACCAAAATGTTCTACGGCGAACGAAACAAAACGGAAACTATAGCTGCTAAAAGAATGTGCGCTAAATGCGCAGTTAAGGAAGAGTGCTTACAGTTTGCCTTAGACGCTCCACACGATAATGGAATTTGGGGTGGGACTACTCCGAGAGAAAGATTTAAGATTAGGAGAGGGCAGAGAACCCCCGACCAATATTGGGCAGGGGTTTCTACACCTAGTAGTTCCACCTCCTGACATCGCCGATACTCATCTTATTTACGATTTTCCCACCTCTACCTGTATAGGTGGTATAGGATTGGAGATATGCTAAGAGGGTGCCCTATCAGAAATTTTTGTTTAGACAGCGTAGTCTTAGATCATGAGTAATTTCCTCAGTTTAATTATATGGGGAGGTCTAAGTATGACGGCGGTATTTGTAGCTATGGTAATCCCAGGATTGAACGTTAAAGAACGTACTTCAATGTGGAGCTTATTTTCTGGTATCACGGCAGCCATATTCTGTGGATTTACTGCAAGCGTAACCTGGGGATTAGGGGTTACTGGAGCCGTTTTGCTTTCTATTGGAATGATGCTTGGGTACGAAGGATAAGTTAAATGGGATTTCTTGATGGATTAAAGTTTGTAGGTCATGACTCAAAGGCTTTCTACTACAACGACAATATGAGTCGCTTGAACCCTATCGCTGCTGGTGGCAAAAAATATGCTTACAAAGACGATTGGGATGTGGATAGGGCAGTTGCTGAGGGCAATGACCGTGTTACTTGGGTTTACAAAAGTATTTACGCTATAGCATCTAATGCTGCGCGGCTGCCTTTAGAGATACATGATGAAGAAGGATCAGAAGTTTCTCATCCTCTTTTGCCTGTTCTCAATAGGAAAGCCAACTCGCACCATGATGCCTACAATTTCCGCTTTCAACTTTCTTCGCAAGTTCTCCTTTCGAAGAGGGGAGCGTTTATCGAAGTCATCAGAGATCGCTTAGATAATGTCGTCGGGTTATATTTGCTGCCACCTAATTGGACATTTCCGATACCAGATCCAAAGAACTTTGTTTCTGGCTATTCAGTCCAAGTCCCGAATACAAAAGAGAGGATAGTAAAGCCAGAGAATGTCGTCTGGGTACGCATTCCCCACCCCACCGATCCCTATAGGGGGCAATCTCCTTTAGAGGCCTGTGGGTTGGCGATAGATATTGACTACTATTCCCGTATTTATAACAGGAACTTTATGGTCAATGACGGTCGCCCAGGCGGTATTCTCATGGTTCAAGGTGAACTTGATGACGAATCAGCAGACTTGATACGCCGCCGTTTCTTGGGCAAC